AACAAGGAAAAACAACATATTGAAAATGAGTTGTATGAATTGTCAAAAGATAACACAGATACAGGGAGTCATCACCCTATTGATTGGAAATTCCCTTTAAGAAAAGCACTTACATATTATAAAAAGGAGAGTGAAGATGAATAAAGAAATGATTTTTCCATTCTATGATATATGTGGTGGCTAGGGTATTACCTAGCCATTAAAAGTCGCACAGGGGTTGATTATGGAAGCCAATTTAAGTTGTTTAAACAACAAATAAGGAAATAACATGATAAGTTACAAAATAAGTGACAAAGAATTTAAAAACATACAAAGGGTATATAAAGGTATTTTAGCTATGGCAATACAAGACGCTTTGTATGAACCTAATAGATTAAATAAAAAATATGAAAAACAATTTCAAGAAAAAAGACAACAAAAAATAAATGAAAATGAGTTATCAGAAAAAAAATATCAACAAAAATTATTAACAGAAATTGAAAAAAAAGATAAAAAAGTTTTTTTAGAAAAACAAAAATTTGAAAAAAGAAAATTAAACAAAAGTAAAAAACAAATTTTAAAAATAGAATCAAGACATAAATCTAATTTAGAAAAAATAAATAAAATTTTTACTAGAAAAGTTTTTCGTTTAAAGGCAACTTTTAATAATAAAAAAATTAAATTGCCTGTAAGACCACAAAACGAAATTGAGTTTAAACGAGATGCTTTAAATTGGTTATATGGGATTGATAAAGATGATGTTTGGCTTTTAGATTTGTGTTGTGATATTAGTAATGTAACAAGAGAACAAGTTATAAATGTTGTTGAAAATGCACATAAAAATAAAACGCTTGATAACATTGAAAATTTTTTTAAGGAATAAATTATGACTGAAGAAACATTAGAACAATTATTTTTTAAATATGATGTGCCAACTGATATTAGTTTTTTGGCTAAAGTTCAAACATTACTATCTAAACATAATTGCAAATATGACAAAATTATTAAAATGTATAATGAAATTAATGATAAGTAATTTAAATCAATAAAAGTATTGACAAGATAACTTAACAATGTTTTAATGCTCGTGTAGTTAAGTTTTATTAACACTATAAGGAGAACTAAAATGTATGAAGACGAAAATAGTTATACATTTGGGAAGGAATTACCAAACTCAAATATGTTAGAGAAATATCAAGATGTATGTGAAATGCTTGGTATGGATAGTGATTGTTCGCATAGAGAATTAATAGAAGAATTAGAATGGGCAGTAAAGTGTAGTCGTTTTGTTACATGGAAAGGAAATTATGACGAAGTAGAAGAGTCTTTCTGGAATATACCTAACAATTTAAAAAGGAGCGTTTAAACATGAAAATAACAATAAAGGTTCAATTTAAAGATGATATGGTAGATGTTATAGAACAAAAAACTTTTAAAGATAACACAACACCTGATGCTTGGTATGGGTTATCTGATAAAGTGAGAACAGTCTTTATCAAATATTTAGCACATGAGGAATGGGATAGCAGAGGTTATGATGTAGGTTTATTCGGAAATAAACCGAATAGAGATAGAATGAGAATATTATCAACAGATATAAAATTTAAGGACGAATAATTTATGAAACCACAATGGGATAGTTTTTTGGTAGAGAAAAGAAAAAAAAGGAATTGCAGTATTTTATTTTTTTTCATAGGGATTATTTTTACAATTATTTTTTATGAATTATTTTTATTTTAATTATTTTTTTAAAAATTATTAGTTTTTTTGTGATTCCTTTTTAAAGCTAATGATTTTATTAGAGGGTTTAAACGCCCTCTATTTTTTTATCTAAAAAGTTTGTTTAAACTTAATAATTAATGATAAGTAATTTAAATCAATAAAAATTGACATTTAAAATATTTCAGTTATTATAAGAGAGTAACAAAAAGAAAAGAAGTTAAATTATAAAAAGGAGTTTAAACATGAAAGTTGAAAACATGAAAAGCGATAAAGGAAATTCAATTCCAAATCAATTTATTATATACAGTGATGATGGTATTTATTTTCAGTCTTATAATTCTATTATATGTAAAAGAACAGAAAACAAAGTTTTTTTAGATAGTTATTATTGGGATTATTCAAATACAACTGCAAAATATAGGAGAGATTTTTTAAATGAAGGTATTGAAGATACTAGAAAAAAAATTGATTCTGGTGAATATATATTAACTAACTTAAACACATTATAGCAACACAGAAAATGTAATGTATTTTATTTTTTAAAAGAAGCCCTCTATTTTTTAGAGGGTTTTTTTGTCTATTTTTTTTCTCTTATTTTTTTGTCTATTTTTTTAAACAGTTTAAACGCTGTTATTTTTTTCTTTTATTTTTTATTTTTTTAGACAGTTTAAACGCTGTGGACTCACTGTGGATAACTTTTGATGAATTAATCCACAAGTGATTAAAAATTAATCAGATGTTAAATTTAGAATACTTGAGTAATTTAGTCAAGTATTATGCTTAAAAATTAAGCAGATGTTAAGTAAAACAACAAAATCAATTTAAAGCTATCTACAAAGCTAGTCAATCAATATTGTCATTAACTGATAGGATAGCATTAGAGCTTGACAGAAAAGCTCATACAGAGCCATTCTGAAAGCCACGCTGTAAGCCTTTCATAGCAAGGGATTCAAGTAATAAGTAATTTAAATCACAAAAATCAAAATAAATGCGTTTAAACCTTGCAATTAAAATTGACATCAGTAAAATACATTACAGCAACACAGAAAAGCAAAACCGTTCAAATTTGAACATAACTTTAAAAAGGATTACAAAATGAAAAAAACACTAACAACAGAGGCAAAGAATTTGTTGAATGAAGCTTTATATTTAAGGCTAGACCAAGACGGGACTAGCCCACAACAAAAGAAGCTTTTAAATAGTCTTATAGAAGCAATGGGTCAAGGTTCAAATATAAACATTCAATGGATATGTAATTAAACTAACTTTAAAAAGGATAACAAAATGAATAACACAATAAACGGGATGAATAGAGAAACGTGGTTGAATCTTATGATTGACAAAGCCGTTCCAATATTTGACAAAGCGGGGTTTAAGATTTCAGATATTAGGAAAAAATTAAAAGTATCTTGTTCCATGATGGTTGGACAAAGAAAATCATCAAAATTCGGTGCTATTGGTATGCACTTACCAACAGAATGGAATAAAGAAAAAAATCATGAAATGTTAATCAGCCCAACATTAGAGGATGGAGTGCAAGTTGTTGCGATTCTTATTCATGAAATGACTCACGCTATACAACGACATATGTATGGATATACTGTAAAGGCTCATGGGAAAGAGTTTCGCAAAATAGCCCTTGCTGTTGGCTTACAAGGTAAAATGACAGCTACAACAGAAAGCCCAGAATTAAAAATTATTATTGAAAATTGGATAAATGAAATTGGAAAATATCCACATGACAAAATCAATTTAAATGCTAGAAAAAAACAGGGCGTAAGAAACTTAAAAGTTAAATGTCAAAGTTGTGAATGGTCATTCAGAACTAGCAATAAAAATATATTAGCAATGACTTCAAGTAGATGTTTATCATGTGGTGATGATGAAGGCTTAATAGTAATTTAATTAATTAGGGAGTTTAAACGCTCCCTATTTTAAAAGGAGAATATAAAATGGATGTATTAAAAAAAATTGAATTAAATAATCAACATGTAATCGATAGCTTAAATGTAATGTGTGATGAGCGAATAAAAGAATTAGATGCAGATAGCCCCCATGGGGATTATGTTTATTATAGTTTTCAAGATTTAATTAATAGAGAAAAATAGATAGTGTGCTAATTAAATAAGCCCTTTTATTAGGGCTTTTTTTTGGTCTGTTTAAACGGTTTACACTTGAAAGCTAATTAAAAAAATAGTATAATCAACCCTATTGAATACAAGCCTTCCCATTGACAATCTAAATTAACACCATTTACAAGCCCATAGTAAGCATTTAATTACTATTTAATAGGATATATAACAAAAATATAGAACGGCTTAACATGGCTTTAAAACAATGCTTTACGAGGGTTTATGGTATATTAACGGTATTATAAAGGGCTTTAATGTATAAATAGCCATGAAGGTATCTACAAGGCTCACTGTAAAGACTTTGTATACTACATTGACCTTACCCCTCAATCAAAAATATAAGAGCTTAAACAGGCTTAAAACAAGCCCAAAGTTATCCACAGGATTAGATGAGTTATCCACAGACAAAATACAAGGCAGTTTAAACGCATGAATAATAAACCTAATAATATCAATGAGTTAGAAGATAAGCAAGAAGAACTATCCACAAAGTTATCCACAGGCAAAGAAGTTAAGTCCTCTGAATCCCTTGCTACCATTGAGCCACAGAAAAAGTGCTTAAAAAATGAGCAGGAAAAACGCAAGAGAGGAAGACCCCGACACCTTATTTTAGCGACTACCCAAACTGATGTTTATGAATTATCTAAAGTAGGTACTAGGCATGAAGATATTGCTGTATTGTTAGGTTTCTCTGAAGATACGCTAACCAAGTATTATCGTAAAGAATTAGATAAAGGAAGAATAGAAGCTAATGCTGCTGTAGCTGGTACATTATATGAGAAAGCTAAACAAGGTGATACTGCTTCTATGATGTTTTGGCTTAAAACTAGAGCAGGATGGAGTGAAAAAAATACTACAGAATTAACAGGCGAGGGGGGTGCCCCCATTAATATCAAAGTAGTAACAGGAATAGATTAATAAACGCCAGTACCTAAATTTTTATTTTTTATATTATATTATCTTATCTTATCTAGTATAGTCGCTGTATATACAACTTCTATACAATGTATATACAACTTTTAATTAAGGAATATTGTGAGTAATAAAAAAACTAAAAAAATAAAAAAAGTAATGAAAGAATATAAAGATGGTAAATTAAAATCATCTTCTGGAAAAACAGTTAAAAACAAAAACCAGGCTATTGCGATAGCAATGTCAGAAGCTAACTCTAAAAAATATAGGATGGGATAAAATTATGTGGTCATGTCATTTATTTGTAGGATGTCATTTTGGAGTAGAATGGTACGAAGCTGAAAAAATAGATGACTCTAAAAACAAAACACATTATAATTATTTTATTATAGATTTAGGATGTTTACGCATCCAAAGATGTGAGAATTTTAATGGCTAACGAGGAGAAAGATAATGTATTACGAGATAATGTATTACGGAAAAACAAAACCGAAAAAGAAAATAATCAAAAAGAAGAAAAAGAAATAAATAACAGATTAGAAGAACTACGCAGATGGTTTGAGTCTGTAGGAGATTGTGTATGAGTTTATATGAAAACATAAATAAAAAAAAGAAAGCAGGTACTAGTAAATCTAAAAAGAAATCTACTATTTCCAAAAAAGCATACGCAGAAATGAAAAAAGGGTTTCCTAATTCTAAAAAAAATAAAGCTAAAAGAAAAGCTAAAAGAAAAAGGAGTAAAGCATAATGAAGGGTGTAAAACACTACACTAAAGATGGTAAGTTGTGGACAGGTAATACACACAAAATGCCTAATGGCAGTCTGCATACAAATAAAACACACACCAAAACATCAGAAAAGTTAGTGCATTATAAAGACTTGTCTAAAAAAGCTAAAGCTAGAGCATAATGGCTATTGATTACAGGGGTGAAAAATTCTCTGGTTACAATAAACCTAAACGAGCTAGAACCAAAACTAAAAAGTTTGCTGTACTAGCAAAAGAAGGTAATACAGTTAAATTAGTACGCTTTGGTGATGCTAATATGACTATTAAAAAAGACCAACCAGCGAGAAGAAAGTCTTTTAGAGCTAGACATAAATGCGACCAGAAAAAAAGTAAATTAAGTGCAGGATATTGGTCTTGTAAAAAATGGTAGTTTAAATTAACATAAGGTAACGACCTCTAATGAGAGTTACAAAATATGAAAAAAGAAATAACAACAGGATATAAACCTAGAGTTCCACAAAAACAAATACACCAAATGGTTAAAGCTAATCGTTTTAGTGTAGTAGTAGCTCATAGGCGTATGGGTAAAACAGTCTGTGCTATTAATCAATTAATACATAGTGCATTAAACTGTGATAAACCTAATCCAAGATTTGCTTATGTAGCACCAACATACAACCAGGCAAAAAGAATAGCTTGGGATTATTTATTAGAATATACACGACCTTTAGATGCTAAAGCAAATATTGCTGAATTGCGTGTAGACTTTATGGGTAGGCGTATCAATTTATATGGTGCAGATAACCCTGATAGTCTGCGTGGAATCTATTTAGATGGATGTGTTCTTGATGAAATTGGAAACATTAATCCTACATTATTTACAGAAATTGTTAGACCTGCATTAGCAGACCGACTCGGCTACTGCGTAGCAATGGGGACACCCAAAGGTCAAAACCATTTTAAAGACTTGCGTGATAGAGGATTAAATAGTGATGGTTGGGAATTATTAGAGTTTAAATCATCTGATACTAAAATTTTAGATAAAGATGAGCTTATTGCAGCAAAAGCTGAAATGGGTGATGATAAATACCAACAAGAGTTTGAGTGTAGCTTTAATGCACCTGTAGAAGGAGCTTATTATTCATCTATTATTAATGATTTAGATGAAAAAAAACATATTATAGATATACCTAAAGACGAGTTAGCTAGAACATACACAGGATGGGATTTAGGAATTTCTGATTCTACGAGTATTTGGGTAGCACAAGTAGTAAACAAAGAAATAAGACTTATAGATTTTGTAGAAAATCATGGTGTAGGTCTTGATTACTATGTTAATTGGTTACGAGAACATGATTATATGTATGCTACACATATATTACCTCATGATGTAGCTGTGCGAGAATTAGGCACAGGTAAATCACGAAAAGAAATGTTAGAAGATGCTGGACTTAATATTACAGTTGCAACTAAATTAACTGTAATGGATGGCATACAAGCAGCTAGAAAAATATTACCACGCTGTTGGTTTGATAAAGACAAAACAAAACAGGGATTAGATGCACTACGCAATTATCGTAGAGTGTTTGATGACAAAAGAAATGTATTTCATGATAGACCATTTCATGACTGGGCATCCCATGCAAGTGATGCTTTTCGTTATTTAGCAGTAGGAATGGATGAATCACCTATGGAATCATGGAATAAACCTTTAGAGATTAATACCACATGGATAGTATAAATGGCATACGATAAAAAAATGATGAATAAAGATTCAGATGAAAGCCGAGAATTAGTAAATATTGTTGGCTCTCATATTGACGATTCTTTAGGCTTTATTGCAACTGATACTCAACTAGAAAGAGCAGCAGCTCTTGAGTATTATTTAAGAGAACCTTATGGCAACGAAGTAGAAGGTCGTTCTCAAATTGTAACTGGTGAAGTTGCAGAAGTAGTAGATGGTGCATTACCACAAATAATGAAAGTATTTACTACTAACTCTAAAGCAGTAGAGTTTGAACCAGTTAATGCTGGTGATGGAGCTTTAGCAGAGCAAGTAACACAGTATGTAAACCATATATTTTATAAAGATAATAATGGTTTTGAAATTATGCACGATTGGTTTAAAGACGGACTACTGCAAAAAGTAGGCATAGTTAAAGCCTATTGGGATGATAAAAAAAATACAACTACAGAAAAATATCAAAATTTAACAGAAGATGAACTTGCAATGTTAATGCAAGACGAAGAAGTAGAAGTAGTAGAACAAGAAGAAGTAGAAGAAGTTATAGAGCAAGAACCACAACCATCTGTAGACCCTATGACAGGACAACCTATGATGGATGAAATGGGTATGCCAATGATGATGGAAGTACCTCCTATTGTTAATATTTATTACAATGTAAAATGTAAAAGAACAAAAGATTATTCTCAAGTTAAAATAGAAAATGTAGCTCCAGAAGAATTTTTAATAGATAAAAATGCAACAACTATTCAAGATGCAGATTTTGTAGCACAAAGAAGTTTAGTTACTCGTAGTGATTTAATTGCTATGGGGTATGACCCAGATGTAGTTGCAGGATTATCTACTGGAGATTTATTAGATTTTACTCCAGAAAGAATAGCAAGATATGGAGCAGGTGAAGAACCATTTAATACTAACAATTCTGATGATGAAAGTATGGAGCGAATTGAGTATTATGAATGTTATGTAAAAACAGATTTAGATGAAGATGGTGTAGCTGAACTACATAGAGTTTGTTATGCAGACAATAAAATATTAATGCACGAAGAATGTGATTATGTTCCGTTTCATAGTGTATGTCCAATACCCATCCCTCATAAATTCTTTGGTCAATCTTTAGCAGATAGAGCTATGGACTTGCAATTAATTAAATCTACAGTTACAAGACAAATGTTAGATAATTTATATTTAACTAATAACTATCGTGTAGGTGCAGTAGAAGGACAAGTTAATTTAGATGATTTATTAACATCTACAGCAGGTGGTGTAATTCGTATCAAGAATCCTAATGCTTTAGTGCCAATGACAGTACAATCTAGTGCAGCACAATCATTTCCTATGCTTGAGTATTTAGATTCTGTACAAGCTAAAAGAAGTGGCGTGTCAGATGCACAACAAGGTTTAAATCCTGATTTATTATCTAATGTAACAGCAACAGCAGTATCAGCAATGACTTCTGCATCACAAGGTAAGTTAGAATTAATAGCTCGTATTTTTGCAGACACAGGTGTGTCGTCTTTATTTAAAGGCATATTAGCTTTAATTTGTAAATATCAAAACAAAGAAAGAATTATAAAAGTTCATAACAGCTTTGTCCCTATGAATCCTAGAGAATGGACTACACAATATAATTTAACTGTTAATGTTGGATTGGGTACTGGTGGTAAACAAGAACAATTAGCTACTATGCAAATGATATTGCAAAAACAAGAAGAAGTAATTAAAGGATATGGGTTAAATAACCCATTAGTTAATCTAAAACAATACAGAGATACATTAGCTAAATTTGTAAACATGGCAGGATTTAAAGATGATTCTGCGTTTTTAATGGAAGTGTCAGAAGAACAAGCTATGCAATTAGCTCAACAAGCTGCACAAACACCTCCAAAAGATGACCCAAATACAGCAGCAGCAAAAATACTTGCAGAGGTAGAAAGAGAAAAAGCTCAAATTAAAATGCAAGAACAAATGGCAAAACTTAATTTAGAAAAAGAACAAATGCAATTAAAAGCTCAAAAAGAAATGCTTGAACTTCAACAACAACGCATGGAATTTGAAAAAGAAATGGCTTTAAAAGAATTAGAATTTGCACAAAAATCACAAAGCGAAGATTCTAAAAATAAACTATCTGAATCTAAAGAACTTATAAATGCTTTAGATAAAATAAAAAACATTGCAGGTTAAATGGATAAACAAGCAGAAATAAAAAGTGTATTAAATACTCAATCATTTCTTGACGAAATAAAAGAGATGACTAAAGAGTGTTACGCTAAAATACAAAATTCTAATCCAGAAGATATAGAAATTAGAGAAAGTGCATATCAAAGGATTAAGGCAATAGACAGCATGATGACTAGACTGCAATCAGTCGTAGATAGCGACATGATTAAGGATAAATCATGGACAATATTATAAGCATTTTGCTTATATGGGAAAGCCACACCGAGATGGCAATTAAGGAAATAAAATGAGTGATGACACCATGACTTCCGATACAACGGAAAGTGGAAATCTAACAGTAACAGATGCAGCTTCAGCTATTGAAGGTATGTTATCTGCACCAGAGGACTCCACAGAGCAACCAGAAGTTGTAGAAGAACAAACCGAAAAAGTAGAAGAAGTAGAAGAAACAGATGTTGAATTAGAAGCTGAGGAAACTGAAGAAGTAGAAGAAACTGAAGAAGTTGAATTAGCTGAAGAAGAAACTGAAGATGAATCCAAGATTGAAGATGAAGAAGTAGTTGAGGAAGAACAAACTTTCACAGTCAAAGCAGCAGGTGAAGAAAAAGAAGTTACCCTTGATGAACTTAAAAAATCTTATCAACTTGGCTCTGATTATACTAAAAAGACTCAAGAAGTAGCTGAACAGCGTAAAGTTATAGAACAAGAAGCTAAAGCTATTATTGAAGCTAGAAAAGTTAGAGATGATTATGCTCAAAAACTTCAAGCAGTTGAACAATTCTTGATTGGCACTAATGACAGTCCAGAAGATTTAACAGCTATGAAAGAGAACGACCCAATAGGATATGCAGTTAAGGTCGCAGAAATGACCGAAAAAAAAGAAAAGTTACAACAAGTGCAATCTGAACGAGAACGCCTTGCTCAAGAGCAAAACGCAGTAAGAGCAGATGAAATGCAAAAGTTTGTAGCACAAGAAGCACAAAAGCTGACACAATCCTTGCCAGAGTTTTCAGACAAAACCAAAGGCGAGCAAATTAGAAATAATATTCGCAATTATGGTAAAAAGGTTGGATTCACAGACGAGGAATTATCTCAAGTCTATGACTCTCGCCATGTATTGGTATTACACAAAGCAGCACAATGGGACAAATTAATGGCAGGTAAAGCTGGTGTTAAGAAAAAAGTCGCCAAAGCACCAAAGACTGTAAAGTCTGGAGCTAAAGTAAAGCAAAATGTAACCGACATACAAAAAAAACAACTTAAAAAGCTACAGCAAACTGGTTCAGCCAGGGATGCAGCAGCTATATTTGAAAACTTTATTTAAGGAAAAACAATGGCAGAATTTAGAACTTATACAGCGATTGGTCAGCGTGAAGATTTAAGCAACACAATCTACAGCATTGCACCAACCGAAACACCAGTAGTTTCATCTATTGGTAAAACAAAGGCAACAGCAACATTTCATGAATGGCAGACAGATACACTAGCAGCAGCAGTTGCGACAGGTCTGAAAGAAGGGGATGATGCTTCAGGTGCTTCTGATGCTACTACAACTCGTGTAGGTAACAGAACACAAATTCAAGGTAAAACAGTTCATGTATCAGGTACTCTTGATGCAGTTGATAAAGCTGGTCGTAAGACAGAAACAGCTTACCAACTAGCTAAAGCAGGACAAGAGCTAAAACGAGATATGGAAAAAACTATTCTTGGTAATGTAGCTCAAAACGCAGGTAATGCTTCAACAGCTAGACTACTTGGTTCTATCCAATCATGGTTATTAACTAACTATGTAACAGAAGCTACAGCAGGTTCACCAGCAGGTCCAGCAAATGGTAATGGAACTGCTGCTCGTACTTCAGCAGGTAAAACTAACTATCTAGCGTTTGGTGAAGATAAACTAAAAGAATGTGTTAAAAAAGTATTTGAAAGTGGTGGAAACCCAACTTTATTAGTTGTTCCACCAACACAAAAACAAGCAGTATCAGCATTTGCAGGTATTGCAGCACAGCGTTATCAAGCTCCATCAGACAAGCAAACTACTATTGTAGGTGCTGCTGATGTTTATATGTCAGACTTTGGTACTTTATCTGTTGTTCCTGACAGATTTATGACACCTGATGGTGCTACTGATAGTCCAGTAACAACAAGTGGTGAACAAGCTTTAGTGCTTGACCCAACTATGGCATCTATTGCTACACTACGACCATTTCAGTCAAATCTATTGGCTAAAACTGGTGATAGTGAGAAACATCAAATGCTTGTTGAGTACACTCTACAAGTATCTAACGAGAAAGCACATGGTATTGTTGCTGACTTATTAGTAGCGTAATACAAATTAATGTTGCCCACTTCGGTGGGCAGTATTATTAAGGATTAATATGGGAAAATATAACGACCAATTAAAAAAAGTAGAATACAGAAATTATAAAGAACATGACACAACTGATGGAAAGGTTATAGAAGTTGTACAAGATGTAAGTGATATTGTTGAAAAAAACAAAAGAGAATATAACAACAACTCTACAAAATGGGGTGATGAATTATTTGATAACAAAATAGCATCTATACCAATGACTGTTGTAGATAAACTAAATCAACAAGGCATCATGAGAGGATTTCATGTATTAGACCAAAAAGCTTTTTTTAAATGGTTGAACGACCCAGATAATAGATTTTTTAGAACAAAACAGGGCAGAATCTAAATGGCATTTTTTACAGACTATGATACTTTACAAGCTACAATAGCTAATTATTTAGCTCGTAGTGATTTGACTGCATCTATACCAGAATTTATTAGGTTAGCAGAAGATAGATTAAGTAGAGATTTGCGTATAAGACAAATGTTACAAATAGCAACAACTACTATCGACTCTACTGATGGAACAGTAGAGATACCAGCAGATTTTTTAGCTATGAAAGATATGCATATATCTTCTAGCAACCCTATACAAACTGTTACATTCCAATCACCTAGTAATTTCTTTAGAAATACAAGAGCATTAACATCAGGGCTACCTTCTTTTTATACTGCATTAGGTAGCGAGTTTAGATTTGCTCCGATTGGTTCTTCAACAGATACAATACAAATGCTCTATTATGTGAAGCCACCATATATGAGTTCAACAGTTTCATCAAACCTTTGGTTAGCAAATACACCTGATTTACTGCTTTACGCAGCACTTGGTGAAGCAGAACCATTCTTGATGAATGATGAAAGATTAGCAACTTGGTCAGCAATGTATGACAGAGGAGTTCAATCTTTAAGTAAATCAGATGATGAGGGGGAATTTCCTGCTCATCCAATGTCTATAACAACAACTACGAGGTAATTTATTATGGCAAATATGTCAGATTATTTAGAAGTCAAACTTCTAAACTTAACATTAAATGGAACTTCTTTTACAGCAGTAAATAATCCATATATTTCTTTACACACATCAGACCCAACAGATGCAGGAACAGGCACAGAAGTTTCTGGTGGTTCATACGCTAGAGTCGCTTCTTCCTTTGCAACAGCTTCAGGAACGTCTGGTTCAGTTGCTTCTAATGCAGATGCAACTTTTCCTACTGCGACAGCTTCTTTTGGGACAGTAGGATGGATTGGTTTATGGGATGCAGCTTCTAGTGGTAATATGCTTTATCATACAGCTTTAGATGCAGCAAAAACTATTGATACAGGTGATGTTTTTAAAATTACATCTGGTAATTTAACAGTAACATTAGCATAGAGGAATAACACATGGCTCTTATCGTCAAAGATAGGGTAAAGGAAACCACAACCACAACAGGTACAGGTACAATTACATTAGCTGGAGCTGAAGATGGCTTTCAATCTTTTGCTGCTATTGGTAATGGTAACACTACTTATTACGCTATTATTAGTGGTGATAAATATGAGGTAGGTTTGGGGACTTATACTTTATCAGGCACAACTTTATCCAGAACTACAATACTTGAATCAAGTAATTCTGGTTCAGCAATTACACTATCAGGAACAAGTGATGTATTTTGTACCTATCCTGCTGAAAAAGCTGTAACTCTAAATGGTACTGTTATTAATGATGCTGATGTAGTTTCTACAGCAAACATTGTTAATGATGCTGTTACAACAGATAAAGTTAATTTAATATCTACTGGCTCTGTTCCTAGTTTAGAAGCTAAAGGAACGTCTGGGGTTACAGATGGATATATACAATTAAACTGTGCTGAAAACTCTCATGGCATTAAACTTAAATCCCCACCTCATTCAGCAGGAGCTAGTTACACATTAACATTTCCTAATAATGATGGTGATGCAAGTCAATTTCTACAAACTAATGGTTCTGGAGTTATGTCTTGGGCAACTGCACCAGGAACACCATTCTCAACAGATATTGTAGTTAATAGTCTTACTGTTGGTAAAGGCAATGGCTCTGTTGCAACAAGTACAGCTTTAGGTGTTACTGCTTTACAAGATATTACAGGAGCTAATAATACAGCAATAGGTTATGAAGCTATGAAAGAAGCTACATCTGCATCTTCTTCAGTTGCAGTTGGTAGAGGAGCTATGGGTGATGCTATTGTAACAGGGACAGCTAATACAGCACTTGGTTATACAACAGGTAAAGCTATAACCTCTGGAGCATATAATACTTTAGTAGGGCATAAAGCAGGACTAACTTTAAATACAGGTGCCTCTAATGTAATGATTGGTAATGAAGCTGGTGATGAACAAACAGGTTCTTTACATAATACTGTTATTGGTGCAGAAGCAGGACAAAAACATACTTCTGGTTATAGTGTAATGATTGGTAGCCAAGCAGGTAAACTTGCTACATCAGCAACAGAATTAATAGCTATTGGTAGAACTGCTGGTGGTGGTGCAACCATGACAGGAAACCAAAACATTTGTATTGGTAAAAATGCTGGAGCTAAACTAACAATAGGGTATCAAAATACTTTTATTGGTAACAATGGTGCAGATGTAGTTACTGAAGGTGTTAATAATAATAATGTAGGTTCTGGTTCAATGGCTATTGCCACAACACCTGATGGCACTAATACTTTTGGTACACAAAATCTTGCGTATTTAACTACAGGTAATGCTAATGATGCCTTTGGTGCTAACGCTTTATATAATGTTACTACAGGTTATGATAATGTTGGTATGGGTAATGCGACAGGAACAGCAATAAATACAGGATTTAGAAACACAGCTCTTGGTCATGAAGCAGGTCAAGTAATAACCACAGGGTCTAATAACACTTTATTGGGTTATGCTGCAACTCCATCATCAGCTACAGTATCTAATGAATTTACTTTAGGTAATAGTTCTGTTGGAGCTTTAAGATGTCAGCAAACATCTATCTCTGCCTTATCAGATGCAAGAGATAAAACAGATATTGTAAACTCACCCTATGGATTAGCTTTTGTTGATTCACTTAAACCTAGACAATTCAAATGGGAATCAAGAGATGGTAAAGTAGCTAATGATGGAGAAACAAAATTAGGTTTCATTGCTCAAGAATTATTAGAAGCAACTAATGGAAACAATGATGTTCTTGATTTAGTATATGAAAATAATCCTGAAAAACTAGAAGCAAAGTATGGTAATTTAATTCCTGTTCTTGTTAAAGCAATACAAGAACTTTCAATTAAAGTAAAAGAATTGGAGAGTAAATAATGTTTACACCCCCAGTATTAACAGAAGAAGAAAAAATAGCAAAGCACTATGAAGCTATGGGTCATTCGGTAACATTAATTAATAATTTTAGAGTTGGAAACCATCCAGATGATATGGAAGCAGAACAAGTAAACCATGTGATACATCAAAATGTAAGACATCTTGAAATTATGGTAGCAAAAGATTTTTGGACAGATGAAGACATGACGGAAGTAAACGCAGCGATTGAGGGTTAAATAATGTTTGGTATAACTGCCTTTTCAGAAACATCATATAGTTCTTTAGGAACTAGTAGGTTTGAGGGAACTGCATCTATATCTGGAGCTGCAAATGTAATTGCAATTACTAATGGACAAATAGTTTTAGGTAATGGAAGCATTGCAGGTTTAGGAACTTTAACTGCAATAAGTGCTGGTCAAATAATATCTGGCAATGCAAGTCTAAGTGGGACAGCTTTATTAGAAGCAATAACACTTGGACAATTAATTACAGGAAGTGCTGGAGTTAATGGAGCTGCTACAGTTACAGTTTTATCTACTGGTCAAATTCTTCTTGGTGTAGCTGCAATAGATGCAAAAGCAACTTTTACTGTATTAGCTGGTTTACTGCACTCTGCAAATGCAAGTATATTAAGTACAGCAACATTAACAGCTAGTTCTGGAGTAACTTATTCAGCAGTTGGAGCTATTTCAAGCACAGGTAATTTAACAGCAAAAGGAAATATTCAAGGAAATAATTGGACAGTTGTTCCAGTAACTTCAAACATTTGGTTAAGGATAGGATAAACTATGAGTAGAGATAAAATATCAGAATGGTCGCCAACAGCAGGTTCTAATACTGATGTAGGTGGAATTAATATTAATGAGGGTTGTCCTCCTGCTACAATCAATAACGCTTTAAGAGAAATAATGGCTCAAGTTAAAGATTTTTCTACAGGCTATGATAATGATAATTTTGTAGTCGGTGGTAATTTTACAGTAGATGGCACAACCACTTTAACAGGAGTTGCTACTGGACCAACAGCTGTTGCTGGAACAAACACAACTCAATTAGCTACTACAGCTTTTGTAACTGCTGCTAATACTGCACAAGGATTAGGAACAATGGCTACTCAAGCATCTAATTCAGTTAATATTACTGGTGGAACAATTACAGGCACAACTGTTAATGGATTAACTTTAGGTACAAATGGAACAGGAGCAAAAACAATATCTAGTTCAACTCCATCTGGTGGCTCTGATGGCGATATTTGGTATCAGATTTAATGACTATATCTGTAAAAAATTCTGGCTCATGGGTAGTCCCATCTTATATTTATGTAAAAGATTCTGGAGCATGGAAAAAAGCTAATCAAATTTGGGTAAGGCAAGGTGGGGTATGGTATCAAATGCTTACAACTTTAGCTGTATCTAGTAGCACTACAGATTTTAATTTATTTACATCTTTAGGTAGTCCTACAACACCAATAACAGCAAGAATAGAAATTAATTCAGGCGTTACATTATCAAGCACAAGCACATCAAATCCAGCTTTTTCTATATCTGGATTTGCTACTGGCTCTGTTATTTATCTAGTAAACAATGGAAGTATTATTGGAGCAGGTGGAGCAGGTGGGGGAAGGGTAGCAGGTACAGGTCCAGCAGCAAAGTTTGGACTTCCTGGTGGACCAGCTTTATTTACAAGAAACACTTTAAACCTTACTAATAATGGAACTATTGCTTCTGGTGGTGGTGGTGGTGGTGGTGGTGGAAGAACTAATCGTTCTGGTGAAGCGTTTGATGATTTTACTGGAGCAGGTGGTGGTGGTGCAGGAGCTATAGTCGGAGCAGGTGGACCAGGTATACCAGATAATTTTTGTTCTACTAGTGGTTCAGATGGAACAGCGACAAATGGAGGGGCAGGGATTACTTATTGTTCATCACCAGCATCTAGTGAAAGACAATTTGGTTCTACAGGTGGAGCAGGTGGTAATTTAGGTCAAGCAGGTTCAAGAGGAGAGCCAGCACCAGATTTTGATGGAACTAATTTAGGTGGTGCAGCAGGTAATGCTATAGATGGTATATCGTTTACAACAAAAACAGTAGCAGGAACAATAACAGGTCCAGAGGTTAATTAATGGCAACTAAAAGATATCAATTTACAGATTGGCTACCAGACCAACCTGATAATTCAGGTGCATTAAATGAAGCTAAAAATGTAACACCAGTATCTATTGGCTATCAACCTTTTCCTAATGCAGAAGATTTTAGTGATGCTGCTGCAGAAAATTTAAACTCTGTTTTTGTTGCAAAATATGATACTGAAGTAGTATTGTTTGCAGGTGGAGCAACTAAAATATTTAAGTTTAATTCATCTACAGAAGCACTAGAAGATAAATCTAAATCAGGTGGTTATACAAGTGCATTTCCTTGGAAATTTGTACAATTTGGCAAAACAGTCCTTGCTGTAAATGGTACAGCACCTATTCAATATTGGACTATAGGTACTTCAACAGCTTTTGCAGACGTAGCAACTTCCCCTACAGTAAAACAAATAACAGTAGTAAGAGATTTTGTAGTAACAGGAAGTTTAGCAACAGGAACTCTAGGTCGTTCTACAGTAAGGTGGTCTGATATTAATGACGAAACCGATTGGGCAGCAGGAGCAACATCACAATCAGACTTACAAGTAATTGCAGATGGTGGTAATGTTGTCGGTATTACAGGTGGAGAATTTGGTTTAGTATTTTTAGAAAAATCAATTCAATTAATGTCTTATGTAGGCTCACCATTATTCTTCCAATTCGACAATATTTCAAAAGGATTAGGTTGTTTAAATGGAAATTCTATTTGCCAATATAATCAAGTGTCATTCTTTTTAAGTGATGATGGATTTTATAGTTGTAATGGTAGTCAAGTAACTCCTATTGGGAATGAAAAAATAGACAGATGGTTTTTTGATGATGTTGATTTGTCATTACTAGATAACATGACTGCTTCTATAAACCCTACATTAAATATTGCAATATGGAATTATGCTAATGTAGCTGGTGGAAGAAGTATGTTGGTTTATAATTGGACATTAGGTAAATGGTCAAGAGTAGAAACCACAGCTAATGTTTTAGGCAATATAGCGACCATAGGAACGACTTTAGAGGGATTAGGTACTTTAGGGTACACCGACATAGATGTTATGCCAGCAAGTTTAGATGCAAGATTATGGGTAGGGGGTAAATTTTTATTTGCTGGTGCTACAGATACAAAAATAGTAACTTTTACAGGTTCAACATATAATAGTGAATTAGTAACAACTGATTTAGAAGATGGCTACAATTCTGTAATTAATTTATTAAGACCACAAATAGATAATGGTAGTGCAGATGTTTCTGTAGCTAGTCGTAGAGAATTAGATGATTCTGTTATTTTTGGTGCAGAAGTTTCTACTACATCAGAAGGTAGAGCTAATGTAAGAACTGGTGGGAGGTATCATAGGATATCAGTTAAGCCCACAGGTTCATGGACAAATGCTATGGCTATAGATGTAGATTTTAAACCACAAGGCAATAGATAGTGGATTGGTTTAATAAGTTAAAAGATTATGCACAAACAATACATGGAAATCAGTATATAGATGAAGCTGTTAATACTTATGGAAGTCAAACTGGTGTAAATATAAATAATGAAGCAGATGCTTACAGGCATTTATTATGGACAGCAGAAATGGCAAGAAAAACAAACCCAACAATAGCTCAAATGGTTAGTAATTATCACGAAAATGTAACATTACCTTTGGGAATATTAGGTGCAGCACATCCATTACAAACTGAAGAAGAAAAAAAAATGGATTTATATAATAATGCAATTGGAATAAACATAGGTCAGCAAAGTCAATCTTATGAAGATACTATTAGATTGGCTAAAGAAGCAATAGAAAAAAATCGTGCTATGGTTATAAATGAACCTATGATGACTTATACATCTTACGCTAAACAAAAAGGTTTATTGTAATGGCTAGAATGTATAGAACATTACCTTATCAAGGTGGAGAGCCTAGAGATGTTGCAGAAGTAACTAACAATGCAATGAATGGAAAGACTAATAATACAGGCTCTGTTACTTTGAGAGCTTCTAATACAACAACAACATTAAATGATGAAAGATTAGGGTTTGATAGTGTTGTTTTATTATCGCCTTTAACTGCAAATGCAGCAGCACAGAATCCTTATATTTCTACCAAAGCTAAAGGAAGTGTAATAATAACTCATACAAGTGTAGCAAGTGCAGATTTAAATTTTAATTATATTATAGTAGGATAAATGTTATTATTGTAGTATGAAAATTAAATTATATGTAGTACCTACAAATTATGTACAACAGTTTTGGTATTTAGCAGAACCATTATTACAAAAAGCATTAGATAAAGGTAGTGGCGAATTTACTGCTGAACAATTAAAATTATTAGTAGCACAAGGGCAACAACAATTACTTTTGTTAATGAAAGATGATAAATGTATTTGTGCTTTAACTGTGCAATGGATTATGTACCCTAACGACAGAGTTTGTTATATCACTTATATAGGTGGTAAAAACACTAAAGCAGGATTTGAACAATTTAAAAATTGGGCAAAAAGTAATGGTGGAACTGCAATACAAGGTTCGACTAAATTTGAAAGTATAGCTAGATTATGGAATAGGCTATATGGTTATGAAAAAAAATATACATTAATGGAGCTAAAATTATGAAATTTTTACCAATCTGTTTTAAAGTTTGGTTGTTTAAACTACTTTATAAAGATATTGCATCTTTAGGAGTTGATGGTGATACAGAACTTGCACATATTAATAAATGGGAATCTAACTTATTAATAGCACATGGTGGTTCTGGAACTATCAATACACTAACAGGATTAAAAGAATATAAAGGTGGTGGAGGTGGTAGCTCTACTACAACTCAAAGTATTGACCCAGCAATTTTGCCTTACATAACTTATGGTTTAGAAGAAGCTAAAGGATTGTATGAATCTGATGGTCCATCTTATTATCCTTCTGATACTTATATTCCAGCAGGAGCAACTACAACAGAAGCGTTAGATGCAGCTACAACAAGAGCTAGAACAGGAAGTCCATTACTTCCAGCAGCACAAGCACAGCAATTATCAACTATTAGTGGCGATAGATTGTCAGCAGGAAATCCATATTTTTCAGCAATGATGGCAAGTGCAGCTAAACCTGCTGTAACAGAATTTAATAAAGCAATAAGAGATATAGGCAGTCGAACATCAGCATCAGGTAGATATGGTTCTGGAGCTATGGGGGAAATGGAAGCTAAAGCATCTGAAAATTTAGCAAATTCTTTAACTAACAGAGCAGCAGAACTTGCGTATTCTAACTTTGGAGCAGAAAGAGCTAGACAAGATGCAGCTATTGCTTCAGCTCCACAAATGGCTATGACAGATTATTCAGACATAAATCAATTAGCTAAAATTGGTCAAACACAAGAACAATATGCAAAAGATGCTTTAAATGCAGATATTTCAAGATTTGAATATGGTCAAAATCAACCTTATGCTAAACTTGAATCTTATCTTGCTGGAGCTTATGGCGCACCTACCCCTATGAACCAAACTCAAACTCAATCAGGGGGAGGTAAATAATGAACCCAGCATTAGTAGGAGCAGGAATAGCAGCAGGAAAAGGGGTTATAAATGGCGACCCTATGGACAAAATACTAAAAGATGCTGTAGTAGGTGGAGCAACTGGTTATTTAGGTGGGCAAATGATGCCAACAGATATGTTTGGAGCATCTTCTGCACTTAATTCAACTGCTGGTAACTCTTTAAATGCAGGTGCTAGTCTTATGGGTGGTACAGGAACTGCTGTTGGTTCAAATATTGGAGCAGGAACTACTAGTTTATTAGGAAGTCCAACAAATATTGCACCAGCTTATGATATAGGAATGGGTGGAAATTCAGCTAATTTAAACGGCTTTACTGGTTCTGCTTATACCCCAATAACAAACAATTTAAATCAACCTATTGCTCCTAATTTTTCAACATTACAAGCAAATACTGGTGTAAAAGATAATTTTGGAACTCCTGCCAGACCTATTGTTGATGAATATCCTACAATAATGGGAGGAGAAGGTTCTACTATAGGATTAGATACTACAACAAGAGATACTATGGGTAATTTTATACAAAACCCTACTGAACCAGACTTTAATAACATAACTAAATCTACAGCAGAAGAATTAGAAGCAGCACAAGGTGGATTTGAAAAACCATTATATGAAAGAGCATTTGATAGTGTAGTAGGATTTGCAGAAAAAAATCCAATAGAAATGGCAGGTTTAGGATTAACAGCTTTTGGAGCACTAAAAGAACCACCAAAACAAGGACCAGATTCTTCTTTTGCTAGAAGTGCTGGGGTTGTAAGAAATGCATATTCGCCTACTCGTAGTCCAATTTTACAAATAAAGAGAGCATAAAAATGGCAGATAGTTTATTAGATATTGATTTTGATTTAGACAAAATGTTAGGAACAACAGTTAATCCTGTTCAAGGGTTAGTAAACGACCCTAATTTTCAAACAGAAAAAAATATTGCTTCTGGACTTGGTGTTGCTGATGCGCTTATTAGTGGATATGGTAAACAATATGCTCCAGAAATATTATTAAGAGGGCTTATAAATGCTAAAAAAGGTCGTCAAGGTGTTATAGATAAACAAATTAAAGGCTATATGACACAGCAAGATATTCTTAAAAAAACTTTAGATGCTCAAAAAATAAGAGGAGAGTTAAAAAGACAGCCTTATCAATTATTAAATGAAGCATATAAAGCTGATGAATACCCTTCTAAAATATCTCAATCTAGGTCTGATGCTAAAATAAAAGGTTTAAAACTTAATGAAAGAACTTTAAGGATGCAAGGTATTTATTCAGAGTTAAAAGATTTAGAAAAAAATGGAAAAACAGCAGAAATAAATTATATTAGATTGAATCCAGACAAATATTTAGATAATATATATAAAACAGATTTAGCGACAGATTATACAAAAAGACCATTACCTGATGAGTGGATTCCTAGAATTAGAGCAATAGGATTAGACCCTAAAAACAAAGCAAATTGGACAACAACTGAATGGGGTTATGTGGCTAGATTAATTGATGCTACTTCTGTAAAAGATGCTGCTGACCAAAACCAAGCAAATCAACTTGCAAATTATCAAAATAGGCAAATACCTATAAATGAAATTCCAAACATAAACAAAGTACAAAAAGATATTTTAAATGAAATAGCTCTTAAAAAGAAAAATAATGTGGCTTTTAATACTTTAGAAGAAACTAATACCTCTTTAAAAACAAAATCATATATGTTAAATGATGATGGAACTGCTAACCTAAAATACTACAAACCAAATATAGAGGAAATACAAAGGGGAAGTATTCCTGCTGGTGTAGACCCTAAATTTCCAGAGGGGGTAGTGTTTGGAAGTAATGGTAAAAACTATACTGAAGAAGTTTGGAATAATTCAGGTGAATTATTTAGAAGAGCATGGGACCCAAGATTAGATACAAAAAATTCTATTAAAGAAGATAATAGGGTAAGTGCAGATGCAAAATCGGAAGGTAAAAAAGCTGCCTATATGATGGGTGAAGTTGATAAATCTAATAAAATAATTGCAGAAATATTATCAAAGCCACAATTTTTACAAGATTTAGCTTCGTTTGGTGGTAGAGCGATAGTTAATATGAATTTAGGAAAATATGGGTTTACTTCTAATGTTCAAGATATTAAGAATTTATTTGATGTAGTTAGGAATAAACAATTTATTACAGCAATTGGTAATATGCGTAATGCTAGTGATACTGGTGGAGCTGTAGGTAATGTATCAAACTTTGAAGTTGAAATGTTTATGAACGCTGCCACAGCAATGCAACATGGGGGTTCTGCAGAATTTATTTATGAACAATTGGCTAATCTTTATAATGAAGGAAAAAGGGTTATGGCTGCCTCTCATGAAGTATATGAAGGTTACTACGGAAGTAAAGAACGAGAGTTATCTGGACTGAATCAATATGACTCATCTAATTATAAAGATATTATTCCTTATAAAGAAGCGTTAAAACAAAAAGGGTTTGAGGCTTTTCAAGATAGAACTATGACAAGAAAGGTAAATCAAGACAAAGAAGATGTGTTAAAAAGAAATTACCAAAGAATTAAAGAATCTAATACAAGTAAGGAAATAAAATAATGGGAGATGAAACTTTTGTTCAAAATATTGAAGAAGATGAATTAAATTTTGGTAATTGGCTTGTTGAAAATGAAGATTTAAAAGGCACAATAGAATACGCAGAAATGAAAAGTTCGTATGATGACATTATGGATTATAATATGTCGCCAGCAGGGATAGCAAAAAAAGTTATGAAATATGGTGCTGGGGAACTTGGTTCAGTTTATGATGCTGCTGGAAGATTTGTATCAAATCCAGTAGAATCTACAAAAAACTTTGCTGGAGGACTTGGTGATGTAGCTACTACAGCATTCACAAGTTTTGCTCCTGAAAGCATGGTAAATAATGAATTTGCTTTTCTAAATGACCCAGATTCTCTTAGATATAAAAGAAATGAATTTTACAAAAATAATCCCTATGTAGGAGATTCTCTTAGTTTTATGGCTACAAAACCAAGAGAACAATATGAAGCTATGGGAAAACAAATGGGGGAGCATTTTGGAGGTGTCTATGATAAATTAACTGACAGCCCTGAATCTGCTGTAAAATTACTTTCTGAAAATCCTTTAGAATCACTTTTAAATTTTTCTGGTCTTCTTGGATTAACAAAAGTTCCTATACAAGCTGGTGGTTTATTAAATAATAAAATTGGAAAAATTGTTGATAACATTACAAACCAATCTCCTACATCTTTAATATCAGCAGTTCCTCAAATATTAAGAAGTAAGGCAAACAAAGCAGGAGTTGTAGAAGCTGGAAAACAATTAACAGCAGATGCTGTTATTAAGAAAGGGGTTGCTGCTGGATATAATTTGCCACCATCTGCTTATAAAGGTACTGGGATTATGAATAAAATTGGTAGGATTATTGAGGAAACTCCATTTACTGGAAACACAGCAGGAAAGGTTGTAATAAAAAATCAGGCAACAACTGATAGGTTAATGAGAAAGTTTCTGAATATTGCTGATGATGTTCCTTTTGAAGATGTTTTATCAGCAGTGCAAGCAAGAAGTGGAGCAGTTTATAAAAATATTGGAAAATTAAAAGGTGTTAAAAAAAGCACAAAAGAAACAAGTTATGTTGATGGTAAGATAATAGGTGCAGATGGTAAATACAATCAAATACCTAACACAAATATTAAAACTAAAGTTTTACATAGAGATGGCTCTAAAATATTAAAAGATTTAAAATCATCAAGAGATAAACAAAATAAATTGTTTAAAAAAGGAAAATATGATGATGGTATTAAGCAAGGAGAAATTACTGCACAATTAAACAAAGAACTTCTTGAGTTAGCAAAATATCATAAAAACCCTACATTAGTTAAAAAATTAGACGCTGCAAGAGTTGATTACGCTAAAGCCTATAGTGTATTTCCTTATGTATCAGACGGAAGTGTAAATGCTTCTGCTTTTGCAAAAGCCAATCGGTATAATACTCAATTAACTGGTGAAGGTAAAATTATTAGAGATTTTGCTAATGTCCCAAGAAATAAAAAGTATTTAAATATACCTGTTCCTAAAGATGGTCAAAATTTTACTACTTTAGAAAAATATGCAATGGGTGCAGCAGTTGTAGCAGATGCTAGTTCTGCTGGTTTAGTTGGTCTGGCAGGGAATATAATCCCTTCACTATTAACTTCAAGAAAACTTGGAAGGCAAGATAAATTTATGAATCCAAATTATGGAGCAAATGGATTATTAGAAACATTAGGTAACCCTACAACAGTTAGAAATGCTGCTTTAATTCCATCATTATTAAATTCTTCTCAAATTGAAGACTTGCCATACTTAAAGCCTTTAGATAGTGAGATTAATCCAGAAATGGAAACAATAGATATTGTTGGTGGTGGAAATAGGTTTAATTAAATGAGTGATATTAACCCTATAGAGTTTGGCAAAATGAAAGAGCAAATAGAGCAATTACAAAAAGGTCAGGACGAACTCCGAAAAGACATGAAAGAAATGTTGGCTTTAGCTAATAAATCTAAAGGTGGTTTTTGGATGGGCATGGCTATAGCTTCCTTTGTAGGTGGTTTAATATCTATAGCTATTAGGAACTGGATGCAGTAATGAACAACAAACAAAAATCTTTTAATAAACTTTTTGGCAAACCAGTTATTGTTACTCTTGCTGTATTAGCAGCACTACCTATTACACCAATTATTTTAGCTTTAATATATGGATGGAGCAACTAATGTTAGCAGCACTTATATCACCAGTCGCAGCACTACTAGATAAATTTATACCTGATGCAGACACTAAAAATAAACTAGCACATGAGATAGCTACACTTGCAGAAAGACAAGCACATGAGATTGCATTAGCACAAATAGCAGTAAACAAAGAAGATGCTAAAGGTGCATGGTTTCAAGCAGGATGGCGACCAGCAGTAGGTTGGGTTT